ATTTGCGTACAGCGTCAACATACTCTTCAATTGTAGCAGCTTGAATACCATCACCAGCATTCATTGCGTCAAACACATTAAGCTGTTTAGCAAGGTTGTTGATCCAACGGAACATCTGCTCATCACGAGTAATGTCTTTACCTTGATAGTTGTAATCACTAAAAGGATAACGTCCTGAACGAACATTACCAATTTGTCCTTTGTAGTTTCCTAAAGAAGGATTCATTTTGTCAATAGGCAAACCAACAAACTCACCACCACGTTCTTGACCTTCAAGAGTCAATACAATAAAGTATGCTTCTTTTTTGTAAGCTGGTGCATCAAGTTTGATGTCTACAACACGACACAAGTGTGTTCCAGGGTTGATAATTTTAGGTACGTTGCTACCTGCGTTTGGATTGAAATTGCTTGATTTAAACATAATAATTGATTTTAATTGTTTTTGTTACTATTTTGGTTTTTAAAAATTAATCTACAAATACTTGGTCCCATGATGTTGTTACAGAACCATCTTCGTTTACTTCTGAAATTGTAATTTCAGCATTACGTAAATGCTCAGGACGTGCACCACAAGCAATCTCATCTGTTGTTTTAAAACTCAAGATGTTCTTGTTACCCTTGCGATACAAATAGCCAATTGCATCTGAATTTGAAGTAGTTATACGCTTCAATTTACCTGTTAAGTCAAGGTCTAGTGCGTTAAACTCTGCTCCATTTTTTTCAAGAAGAGTATCTTTGATGTGACCAACAAGGATTACATGTGGAGCTAGTGACTTGATGTAGTCAACTATTTTCTCAAAAGCTTGACGTAACCAAGGATAACCTGCACCATTAGGCATGTTCAAAATTGAACCATACTCAAGTTTTCCTTTTGTATACCAAGATTTACCCATTGCACTTTTAGAGTATAACTCTTCAGCATAAGGTATACACATTTCTTCCAATGCTGTAATTGTATCTACAGCAATGTACTTGTAAGGTTTTCCTGCAGCAAGTACTGCTTGTCCAATTTTTGCAATATCAGCAACGCTGTTTGCTTTAATTTTCAAAGCATCTACATAGTCAGTACCATTTTCCAAGTCAATAATCAAACAGTTGTCTAATTGAGCAAGCAATGTAGTTTTACCTACTTTTGGCTTACTAAAGATAATCATGTTCTTTGGACTCTTGTTTGTTGCTTTCACAATTTTTGTGGGAAGCACCAACTCATTTGTTGTTTCTGCCATTTTTGTTATTTGTTTTTAGAGATTAATTGGTTTAACCATTTTTTGTTAGACATTGGCACATTTTGTATCATGCAGTACAAGTCGCGTACTGTCAATGATGTATAGTGATTGTCTTCTTTTTCTGCAAAAGCCTCGTCAAAAGACTGTTCATCAAATGGATCTTCAGCACTTTCAAACAAATTAGAATTAAACACACCTGCAGGAGCAGCAGTACCAAGACTTGGTACAATAGCTTTAACATCACTTTTGTTTACTAATTCAAGATCACTTAACCTTACAGCAAAAGTTGATGTAGGTAATTTGTCAGACGGAACCTCAACATATTTCTCAGGTTCACTTTTCCAGTGTGGATTATGCTTTAACTTGTACAAAGTCCTGTTGTTGGGTGTAAAATAATACTGATCCCAATCAAACAACTCTGTATAGTAGTCATTACCACTACTCAATTCGCTAGGAAAAAATCTTACACATGCTTCTCGCGAACCATCAGTGCTGAACTCTTTACCTAAGTAGCAAAGTTTTGCACCAAAAGTTGGATTGTCAATGTTCAAGTCTTTAAATAGCGGTTGCCAAAAAGATTTGTACTCGGCAGTGATCTCTGAGATATGCCTTTTAGGTTTGTCGTTTACGTTACTCATTGCGTTTACGTTTTTAAATTAAAATTATGAAGTTTTCTTTGGTTTTTTTCTTGGTGCTGGTACTTCTTCAAGTCCCATTATCTTGTAATTAGCGTAATACCACTGAACACTTACATCACCAAAACGATTTTTGAGAACGTGAAGTGCAAGATAATTTTCCATAGAAGGTTCAATAATGAATTGATGAGGACCATACAAACTAATGTTGTATTTAGCTGGTCTGTTCATTGCAATCATTACGTCAGCACATTGTAACAAGGAGTCACTACCAAAAACATCAGCTTCTGTAGGATAGTTAGATAACTTTCCAGGAATTTGACGTTCAGCATTATCAATGTCACGATTTAACTGTGTCAATACAATAAAAATTACAGGATACCTGTTCTTTATCATAGTCATCATTGTAGCTAACTTCTCTAAAGTTTGTTGCTTGCTTGTTTCAGAAGCCCCTTGCTTTATCAAAAGAGTGTGGTCCAATGTTACAATGAATGGCTTTTTGGTTTCATGATAAAACTTTTCAATAATCTCTTGCATTTGAGCAACATTAGTAGCAGTATCTACTACATATTCTTGCCTGTCAATTTGCTTGCTTGCATATTCAGCCAGTTTTTTAAAATCACTTTCTGACAATGGAGGTAATCCATCATCTTCTGCAGATTGAATGTATCTGACATTTAAGTTAGAAGCATTTGACAATTCTCTAATTGCCATGTTTCTACCAAGCATCTCAAATTGAAAATGTAAAACAGAAAAGTCTTGCTCAGGATTGAGTCTTTGCAAATCTCTTGTGATAGAAGAAGCAAAAAGTGTTTTACCAACACCAGGTCTTGCACCAACTACATAAAGTGATTGCCATTCTAAACCATTAAGACCAATTTTGTTGAAACCACTCCATTGAGTTTTGAGTGATTTAGCTCTTCCTGACTTGCGTTGTTCTAAGTAGTTAACGCCTTCTGCCATAAGATCACCATAACGTTTCCACAACTTATTGTGTGGAGGATGATTGGCAGGTTTTGATACAGGATTTGTATAAGGAACAGAAGGTGAGGTTGGTTTAGGCACATCACCAGTGCCTTCACTTACTGCAGGTTCACCCACAGTAAATGGTGTTTTTGAATTAAACATGTACGTTGCGTTATGCGTTTACGATTGAGTTACAAACTTAATAAAAATATCTTAATTGGCAAAGTTACCAAGTGATATTTTTACCATTATTTTCAGAAATATGTGCATTTATTTTATTAAATACATCATTGCAATTCCACTCTTGTAGCTTTTGATAAGCTGCAGAAGCAGGATGTGTTGTAACTAATTTTACATGTCTGTCATCTACCATTTCAGCGTATTCCTCTGCCTTTTTGCCTAGAAAAACCCATATTAACTTTTTATCCATTGCATTAAGCATATCAAAAAGATAAGCTGTGAATGGTTCCCAGATACTAAAGTGCTTTCCTATTTTACCAACCTCTGTTGTCAGAGATGTGTTAAGCATTAACAATCCCTGGTTAGCCCATGATGTTAAGTCTGCAGGTAAGTCTTTAGGTAAAACTTTGTCATCATATACAGTTTTGCAAACAGCATTATGTATGTAACGCAAAGAAGCTTCCTTTTTCATTGTGTTTCCACAACTAAAAGAAATACCATCAGCAACTCCAAATTGAGGATAAGGGTCTTGTCCTACAAAGACAACTTGTAATGAATCTAATGGACATTCTTGAAACGCCCTAAACACTTGCTTTAAAGGAGGTGTAAAACGTTTGTCATTGTCTACTTGTTCTTTGAGTGCTATAAGAATTTTATCAAAATCTTCTGATAGGATAAAACCTTTTAGCAAATTGTGCCAACCAGAATCTTTCAAAGACTCATAAAGTTTAGCTTTAATGTCTTCTAGATCTATTGAAACTTTTTCTGCCATTTTTGTATAATTTGAAATTAATTGTTTATTTTTGTTGAAATTAAACTACATTACATGTCTGACGTAAATCAAACCAACCAAGATGATTCAACAGCAAAAGTTGAAGTAATCATGCCAAGTGCAATTGTTGACATCAAGATGAGTACTGGGTACTATCAAAAGATCCAAGCAATTGTAGGTTTCTTAGTTAAGGGTAAGACCAACGAAGAAATGCAAAACGCACACACTCAAATTAAAGAACAAAATATCACAGAAGATTGGGTAAGCCACTATGAAAGTATTTTGATTCTTTGCAGAGAGTTTGAAACTAAAGCTGGAGAGCAAGGATTTATTCAATCTGTTACTCTTGAAGAAGCTAAAAAATTGATTGGGGAATCAGGAGAAGATTAATATAAATTGCAACCTAACATGTGTCCTACTTCAATGCAGGATTCTATGGCTGCAGATATTTCTTCTTTAGAGCAATCTCCAAAACTTTTTAATTGTTTATCAGATGAGCGGGTTCCTGTAATTATATACAGACCCGCTTTTCTTTTGATTTCATCTTTCATTTCATCAAAAGTGTGACCTGTAAATGCAGCAAGTTCTCTAATTAAAGCATGGACTTTTGCTAATTGTCCAGCAGTTTTGTCAACATTGTTTGTCATTTGAAGATAAACTTCAACATTAACGTCTTCTTTCAAAGACATTGTAAAGAGTTTCAACTTGGCCGCCTCTGCATCAGAAGCGGGCACAAGTTTTCCATCTTTTTTTACGTAGTGTACAGTAATATTATGCATGATTTAGCAAAAAGGATCTGTGTAAACAATTTTCTCAGAGTCTAAATCTCTAAGAGCATCTTGAACCCAATCTTCATCAATTGTTCCTGCGTAAACAAGAACGTGAATTATTGCTTTTTGATCAGGGCTTAGACGTAACAAACGTCCTATACGTTGACTACTTTTTCTTTCATTTGAATATGAGTGCAATATAATTCCATATTTAAGGTTGGGAATATTTACACCTTCATTCAACTGTTGTACGCAAGTAAGTTCTTCAATCTCACCATTTTTAAAAGCTTCTAATGCTTTTTCGCTCATGGAATTCTTACTATGATAACTGTGTACTGATATTCTATCAGCTTGTTCAGTTGTATTGCAAAAAACAATACACTTGTCATCCATCATGTTAAGAAGTTGTTTTGCGTATTTTTCTTTAGATGCAAATTGCATCAAAGCTTGCATGCGCATTATCCTGAAGATTTTTTGCTGTGTACCATTTAGTGCAGAATCAATTCTTCCACACCAGTAATCATAGTTCTGAGACTCAGAAGTCATAAAGAAGCCTCCTTTTTTAGTAGATACTTTGTGTGTTTTAGCAGTACTTAAAGGAATTCTATGAACTATGATTTTGTAATCATTAAGAATCTTATCTTCAACAGCATCGTCTGTAATGTAAGTGTATACAATTGGACAATACTTTTGAACCATTTCACCTTTTTCAGAATTTTTATAGCGTGGTGGTGTACCACTTAATCCTAAAACTTTGCCTCCATAGGTAGACAGATAATAGTCATGTGTATAAAGAAGACTATGACACTCATCTAAATAGACAACATCATAATCTCTTGACTTTTTACTTAAAGATAAGTAAGTTGTAAAGTCAATGTGTTCCAACAAGTACTCAAGTCCAAATTTTTTAGCGTCATCTTTCCAGCTTTCAAAGATTGAAACTTTAGGAGCTACTACTAGATATTTACCTTTTGAATTTGAAAACTCTCTTTCCATATGACGAAGACCAATTAAGGTCTTACCTACACCCATAGAAATGCCAAGACCGCATCTGTAATGTTTTGCAGATTCAGTTAAAGCCTCTTGTTGAATCAACTCTCTTTTGGTTAATTCACTAGAGTTTGTCATAATTTAGTTTTTGGAAGGCTTTACTCTTGGAGTTTGGCGTGGTTTACGTGGAGCTTCTGTTGGTTGCTTATCTTCTTTTGCAGAATTTACTACTTTGGCCATCTCTACAGGTTGATTAGCACTTTGCATTGTTTTGCCTTTATCTTGACTAGCAACAATACGTTCTTTATCAACCCAGTAAATACCAAGTAATTTTTCATTTAACCAACGTTTAATAGCATTTGGTTTGTTTGGAGACCAAAGCATTAAACCTTTTTCATTTTGTGCATCTTCTTTTGTGTTAGCACCAATGATGTAATAACCAATGAATTTTTTCATTTTTTGTTTGTTTTTAGAATCTTGTTTGTGATAAGTTAAGTTCTTTTGCTTGTGCAGGGTGTTCTTCTACCCACTGATGACATGACATACATAAAGGTATCCAGGTTTGCATATCAAGATAATATCTACCACGACCTTTTGTATGATGGACAGTCAGATTTTGTCCCATTGTATTTAAACAACCAGGTAGTTTTGCGCGACATGTTGCATTATGAGGTTGATCCAAAAACTCTTTTCTAAGCTTTGAGTAAAGTTGATCTAAAGGTTTCTTTTTATCAGAAGACAGTTTTAAAATTCCTGTCTTTTTAGGAAATTTTACAGGGCTTTGTCTTTGCCAGCATTCTTTGCAAAATTTATTGCCCTCATGGTTTTTCCAAATAACCTTATCCTCTCCACAAGCAGAGCATGTTTTTAGTTTTGGTTGAATCATTCGCTTTGACTTATGTTTCTAAGTTGTCGTAGTCAATGTATTCATCATCATAAAGTTTTTCTTCAGGAAGTACATCTGTCAAGTCTTCAATGTATTCTTCATCTTCAATTATAGATTCTTCATCAAATATTTCCTCTTTTTCTGAAGCACTTCCGTATTTTAAAACACTCAATGCAAAAGGATCATTAACTTCTTCACCATAACCGTATGCGACATACATGTTTAACTCTTCATCTGTCATTCTCAAATATTGCTCTATTGAGATTTCTATACATTTACCGTTTGGTAATTGATATAGCATTTGAGTATCAGAATTTAAAATCTGACTACTAAAATAGTACTTTTCTCAGAACATTGACCATGTAAAGATAATCAAATAAAAGATATTATGTACTATATTGCTATAAATTTAGAGATCAGCACTGCTGACGTAAGAATTTACAAAATCATCAAACGACATGTGAAATTTATCATACATGTCTGTTGCTGATTGAATTGTAATATTCTGTTTTACTGTGTCAAGAGTTATCAGAAGATTGATGTCAGCATATAGCTGCGTACCTATTCCATATCCAGTATCTTGTTTCCAACACTCTAAAGGAATCATTCTACAAAATACCATTTTGGATAGATAGTCAGCATCATCCCATCTTTTTCTCTGATTTAATGCTTCAAATACTTCACTAACTAAAGTGTGAGCTGTGTTGTGGGTGTATAGATAGACTCTTCCATAAGGTCCAACAACTTCTACTTGCCCACTGCTTTTGTTGATTTGCATTTGTAAGATTTTAATTTTAAAGTTTAACTCCTAGTTCAAACCATAATAATGATATAAACAATTTGTGTTTAAAGTCAGAAGTAAGTGCAAGTCTTTCATGAAATGCACCTACTCCAAACTTTTTAGAGTTAAAGTCAATAAAGAATTTTACTGTCATTAATTGCCTGTTGAGCCAAATCCTCCATCACCACGTTCTGTAGATGATAGTTCATCAGTTTCTTCAAATTCAATTGATGGATAAGGCATGATTAATATTTGTGCAATTTTATCACCCACTTTATACTTTACATCAGCATAATAACGTGAGTTAAAAGTTGCTTGAATTTCTCCACGATAACCTGAGTCAATAACACCAACAGAATTGCTGAGATATTGCTCATATTTGCGGATAGAACTGCGAGGAAATACAAGACCTACGTAACCTTCAGGAATTTCAATAGCAATACCTGTTCCATACGTGACTTGCTCCTTGTCAAAGCTAATTATGCTTGTGGCAACTAGATCTAATCCAGCATCACCTGCTTTAGCATATGAAGGAATTACTGCGTCTTTGTGCAAACGTTTAATTTTGACTTTCATGGTTTTTTTTGTTTAATCTTCTACTTTGGTTTCAATAATAAATTTAGGGCGTGCAAACTGCACTTGAGACTTCCAACCCATATGCCTCATAAAGTTTGATGCTTTTACAAGAATGTTTTCTGCACCCATAGGATTATGAGAATGTACCCAAACAGTAAAGGGAGATACTTCCTTTCTGTCAAGTGTATATTCAATAAGCCAATTAAGGCAATCAACACCAGTCTTTTCTTTAAAGCTGTCATAAGATATGGTCTTAATGCCGCGTGCTTGCTTATCCCAATAATCAGCCATATGCTCATCAGCAAGATCATGATCAAAAGAGATAAGGTCAGGAATACCATTAAGTTCAATATGTTGAACAAATTCTTCATAATTTCTTACTACTGACCATGGTTTATATCCTTCAAGAGTTTCAATTGGTGTTCTTACATCGTCAAGATAAAGCGCTGTCTTCATTTTTCTTTTCTGAATAATTTTTATATTCTTCTAATTCTTGACCATATTCAATGATATGATCTTGAACAGAACTTTCACTCCATCCATCAGCAACAAGTAATCCATTAATGGCTTCAAATATATCATCTAGATTTGAATCCCATGGTAATTCTGCTGTGAATGTTTTACCGTGGTGTTTGACAGTAATAATCATTGGGTCTGGAACTTTGTACATGTTTGTTATTTTTTAAATAGTTCTTCTAAAAGTTTAATTTTTTCTTCATTTGACATTGGTGTTGGAACAACATAGTCTTCTTTAGTAAGCTTACATTCTTCACAAATTTGCCAAAGCTCTTCAACTGTTTTACAAATCTCATTACCATCTTTGTCATGAGCTAGAAGACCTCTTTCAGGATCTCTTTCATATAAAAACCAACTTATCCAGTCTTCCCCTTGCTCACCATAGTATGATTTTAGAAGAATTGTAATTGCTTTTGCATATCCATCAGTGACATTTGTGATATCAATTTTAGGATATAGCGCATTTACAGTTTGATCATTTTCTACTATTTGTGCAAGTAAAACTTGAAAAGTGTCTAATCTCATTATGACAAATTTAGTTTACAATATTACAAAAAAAGGTAAACATCAGCAAAAAAAAGGATTTAAAACGCACATGTGGCTTTCTAAACCCTTGATTTTGTGATATTTTCACAATTTCCTAGTCAAAAACGTAAGAAATTGTATTGTTAAATGGATTGAATTCCACTTGGTTTGTTTTGTAATACGTTCCAGGAAGTAACATGATGGTTGCATGTTCCTCGTGTGTTATAACAGACTGTTCTTTTACAGTAAGTTTGATTGTCTGATTTCCCATATCTTGATATTCAATGGGAGTTTTGCTGTTTATAGCATGTGTATTTGCGCCTTCCCCTGTTGCAAGAACAACGCGTTTTGCAGTTTTTGATTCCATTTTACAAGTTTTATTCAGCTGAAACATTCTTTTTTTCAAAACCTTCGCATTCACCTTGCATCCAGATAGGATCATAATCATAAGGAAACTCCCACCATCCATTTTTTATAGCATGTTCGCTACCTTTTGGATGAGCAGATTTGTTCTTTTTGTAATATGACCAGTATAGTTTACAATGCACATGAGCTGAGTTCACAAAAGAATTGCTTCTTGAGTGAACACAGTTGTGACAATTTGTTTTTGATAAACTCATGATTGTGATTTTAAAAGTTTAAGATACATGTCCTTTTCAATGTGGTATGGACGAGACAATTCTTTTGAATTCACACCTGCTTTGGCGATAATAATATCACCTTGGCGATACAATGCTTCAGGTTCAGAAATGTTTAATTGAAAAGTCCATGCAATTGCTTCAATTGCATCTTTCCTTTCACCAACGTGTCTTGGAACATAAATCCAATACTCACGCCCTGTTGTTGTACACCAACAACGTACAGCATAAATATCAGCATTAGCTCTACGCCAATCAGATTTTTCTTCTGGAAACAATTTATCACCTTTGATCAAGTATAATTCATACTTGTCATGAATGATTTTTACATCCATACTGTTGTCTGATTCATTCCAAACAGCATTGTTAAACACAATAGTTTCTTCTGCTACAAGAGAAGGTTCAAGCTCTTGGAACATCTTTTCAATTCCAATAGCTCTGAAATATAACCTACGTATTTCAAGATTTTCTTTTGCAAAACCATCTTGTGCAGTGGCAGGTTTTATATCATTCCAAACTGAAGCACAATGATCTCCAAACTCTTGCATTGAATCAAATCTGATTACATTTGTCATAAAAGTATTAAAGTCTTTGTACATTGTTTTCCAAAGAATTAACGCGTCATCATATGAAACACCATGTTGGTTCTCAACTGTGTATTTTAGTTCTTTATAGTTCATGATTATTCAGTTTCGTCTTCTAAAAGTTGTTGTAAATCAATTTCTACATGATTTTCAGATGTTTCTCTTTTTGAGTATACAATATCTTCTAAAGTATAAACAAGGTCATCACCATCTTCTGTAAAATCAGTTCTAAATATTTGGTAGTTTTCCCAGAATCCATCAATTTCATCTTCATCATCTACATCAGCTTTAGCAGCTTCCATGATTTCTTCTGATAACATTTCCTGCAATTTTTTAGCAACAGATTCAGTATCAGGATGATCAAAACCATTTCTAATTCCAAATGTAACGTTTACAGTACAGTCTTCATCTTGAGTTTCAATATCAATGTCATCAAAATGAATATGTTTAGGAATTCTGATTTCAATGCTTGCTTTTGCATTTGTTGAATCAGTTTCTGTATAATAGTCAATGCCTTGAAACATTTTAGTTTCAGGGTCAAAAGGTGCTTCGCCAGATGCTGAGAACTCACCAGCCCATGAACCATAATCAAGTTGATCATACATCATGTCAACTAATGCTTCTGCTTCAGGATCACTGCTATCAGTTCCATCTACTTCAAGATGAACCCATCCTGAGTCTCCTCCACCATCCCAGTGTAGGACAACTTCAGAACCTTCTTCTGTTTTTTTCATGCACCAATCAAGAATCTCTTTGATTGATAAATCTTTTTTTTCACTCATGGTAATTGTGCGTTTTCTTGTTTAACAAAATCTGATTTGTCTTTTGACATTTCTTTTAACATTTTACGTCCTTCACCTGGTTTGAACATCCAACCTTTTGTTTCCATGTTGTCCAGATAATCTTTAATTGTAGGAATCCAACCAAGGTCTTCCATACAATGCTGTTCACCAATTGCTCTTACAGGAACCATACGTCCTTCAGAATTAGTGATATATGTGCCAAATTGTTGCTCACACCAGAAAATTCCTTCTGAGTGATGACGCAATGCCCTATGACGCATGTCAGGGTAATGCATTTTAGTTTCATCAAACCAGTTGTGAATGGGCAAGTAGTCATCTACATGCCCACCCCACTTTTTCTGGCTTGAAATACTATGATGTAATGGATGTGACATTTTTAAATTTTAATTTGTTTTGCTTGTGAATCTACAAACTCTCTTAACATTAGATTATGAACCTTTTCTTCTGTAAGAAGTGGTTTTACCATTTTTTCAGGTAATCTTAAGTAATGAACAGCAAATTCTACATGTGAGCCAAATACTGTTTCTTTGTCTTTGGGTAATCGTAATAGTTGTTCAGGCATTTCTGAAGCATTTACATTGCTTCTGTAAATAGCAGCACCAGCGCACTGATTCACTTTGCTGGGATCTGTATTTTTGCCATCATATTCTTTTTCCATGTGACAAGGCAACCAAAAAGGACCCATTGATTGACCAATGTATGTAGCAACAGATGCTCCTCCTGGATTAGGACCTGCCAAGTTGTTCTTTTTTGCAAAAGGACATTCTTTACAAGGCTTTGTTCTTTTATTCTTTAGTTTCATTAGTAAGTTTTTCTACAATTTCTAAAGCTTCATCTCTATTTTTGGCAGGAAAAGGTCCTACAACTTTTGCACAAAAAGGAGATTCTTGAGCCTCTATAATGTCAAGAGGCTCAAAATATCTTTTTGCTTGCAATGTTCCAGAAACATGTTTATACCCCCACCAAACAATCTTAGTTGATTGACTGGTCATTGGGTTGTTCAAGTTCTAAAGTTTCAACTGCAAATTCAATAGCTGCAGAAATACAACGTGTTGTTGCACGCCACATATTGTATTTGTGAGAACCAGTAACAAAACCAAATTCAGTTCTGCCGTCACCTGGAACAACTTTAAATGTTTTACGCAACACATCCATTTCTAAGTAAACAGCTGCTTGTTTTTTAGAACCTTTCTCATCTTCATAAGGATGTGAAAATTGATACTTCTGTTCTACTAAAGTTTGCTGTACTGGAGAATCTATTTTTTCTAGAAACTCATCAATTGGTAAATTATTCATGCTCATCTTCTTGAGTTGTTATATCAAAATGATCACCTATTTTTCTAAGAGTATTGGCAAGGTGTTTAGCCAAATTTTTAACTGCTTCAGGGTCAAGTGAATTTAACCATTCATCTTGTTTTTCTTCAGGACAGTCTTCAAAGCATGTTGGTTCACGCTTTTCTTCATTGTCAAATTTGTGGAATATATAAACTCCACTTAAGCTTCTGCGATTTGGTTGTTCACTCATCTTTAGTCTATTAAGTCAAAGAATTCACTGTTAATTTTCTCTTCTGCAGAGTCTACATCACGCGGAATTTCATCCACCCATGTAATTTCTGTAATTTCATAACTCTGATTATCATTATCATGATGAACAGCAACAGTGAAGTCATATGACTCCTCCTGATACTCATCTTCCCATAATGATACGTCAGTTCTGTAAGTACCATTGTAGTACTTTGTTTCGCTAAATGGCTTTTTTGTTATTTTTAGTTTGCTCATGACTTTTAAAATTCTACTGTTACTGATTTCAAAACACCAGCAGCACTGTAAACAGCATATACAGGGTATATACCATCACCAAACGCTGTTGAAAAAGCTACACCTACGCCAGGATGACCTAGTTTGTAGTTTAATTGACCATGTCCACTATCTGACAACGTTGCTTTGCAACAAGCATTGTAGCTAAATGGAAATTCAGAATCAGTTGCAGGAATGTCTATCCATTCTCCTGTTTTAATTAACTGATTCATGTTTTTGCCATACTTTGAAATTTCAGCTTCATAGTCTGGAAAATCTACTTTGTACTGAAGTCTTTCTTTTGTTTCTTTATGCTCATAGATTCTGATATCTGTAAAGTCTTCTTTAGACCATTCTGAATCAATGTAGCATGGATCACACATTAGGAGCTGACCTGAATCAACTCCCACATGTCCTATTAATAGTTTTTTCATAATTATTTTACAATAAATTGATTGGGTGGAAGTTCATAGGTCCTGAAAACTCTCATTCCTTTATAAAATATCTTAGCTTTATCATCAATGTGAATCATTGCTTTACCAAAACTACTACTCATTGCTTCTTCAGCAATTTGTCTAAATGTATCAGGGTTACACATTATGATAAACTCTTCAGCAGAATAGTGAGCACTTTTACGATACGCTTCTACAATTGCTTTTTCTAATAATACATAAGGAGTTGTTGATTCTGAATGATAAGTTGATGAACTAACAGGAATTTTTACTTCTTTAAACACAGGACCAACCATACTTTTTAACTGATTATATGATTGTTTTAAATTGTCATAAATGTTTTGATAATAGTCAACATTTCTTTTAACAGAGTCCATGCCAGCTTCTAAGTTAGCAAGTTCATCTATTATTTGAGAATTGTAATGAGCTTCAGCATAACCTCTGACTGATTCAGCATGTTCTAAAGAGTGTTTGTATGCTTCAGCTTGCATCATGTACATGTACTCAGCTTCATCATGTGGTTCCATTACTTTAAATTTTCAAGTTCTTTAATAATAGATTCCATTTCAGCACCAATTTGCTTGTGCAATTTATGCTGACTCTTTGGTTCATGAAGTTCACTAAGCGTTCTGTAACGAGTTTTGAGTTCTTGTTCTCTTTTTGATTTTTCTTTTGCCGCTTCTTGATGTTTTACAAGAATTTCAACAGCAGATTTTACATCAAACTGTAAACCCATTCTGTCAATTGCCAAGACTGTGTCAAGAATAATACTTGCTGTATTTTCATTCACGCCTATGTCTACCAAACCAAGAGCTACTCTGAACTCTTGTGGTTTAATTTTCTTTAATGCTGATGCCATTGTCTTTTCTGTATTGAATTTCTTTTCTAATAATTTCTAAATGCCAATCTGGTCCACCATAATCTAAGACAGCTTCTAACCAGTCGTCATTCATTTCACAAATTGGAACCCACTTTAAAGGTTCTGTTCCATCTTTACCCCTACCACCGCGTGTGGCATGTTTACGTACAAGTTCAAAATCATCATCTGTGTAAACAGCATAGATTTTTATCTTTGTCATATCTTTTGCACCATATCTTAAATAAGAAGTGCCCCCATCTACCATTGCATTGTTAGGACATGAACATGTTTTATAATCATGTCTGTGATAACTTACAATAGTTTCATTACACTCTTGACAAGTCACAGAGTTGTAAACTAGTTGTTTATTTTCCATATTCTAAAGAAATAAAGTTTTTGTCAAAATATTCTTTTGAAACCATGGTCTTAATTTTTTCCATGTCCTCTGAGTTAGCTGTAAGTTTGTTACCAACTTTTTTAAAAGCAACACAGTTGTCATTGTAAGATCTTATACCATACTGATGAGGGCTGTTTAAAAGTTGATCAAACTGAAACTCATTTATAACATAATCAGCATGACTCATAGAAAGAATAACATTAAAGCTGCAAACCCAATACCTGCAAAGAAGTATATGAGATTGTTAAGCCATTGAGGATAATTGTTCATATTAAAAGTTGTTATCTATTTGAACTATTGTTTCTGCAACTGCATTGACTTCTTGAAAAAGCACATTGTGTTCTTCTTCAGGTAGTTCTAAATACTTTACACAAGTATCTAAATCCACTTTACAAATGTCTTGCATTACTTGCAGCATAAATTCTGTAGACTTGTCTGTCACATCACAAATTTGATGGACAGCTGCCAATTTTAGCTTAGTCTTGTGTTGCATCTTCTGTTTTTTCTAAAAGTTTAGCAAGATAGTTTTCCCAACCCATTTTTTTTAGCAACAAATGCAATTCTAACACAATGATCAACCATTGCACCAGTTTGTCCACCTGTTTCTTCTGGATCGTCTTCATGAAGACACATGTAATCAATCAATGGTCTAACAATTGCATCATTAACTTTTACACCACCAGCACTTACTCTGTCACATAATTCTTGATGGTCGTCAAGATACTCAACACCACGCGTTACCATACGTTGGCATTCTAACTCATAATCACATGGGTTTGATTGGCTTTCTGAGAAACCACTTAAAAAGTCTCCTACAGGATACTTGTACTTTGATTCTGTTTTCATTGTTCTTGTTGTTTAAAGGTTAGTAGTAAATAAATCCTAATTGAAATTGAGCAAGTTTTGTGTCATCCTCATCACTAGATAAACCAAGCGAGATACTTTGACCACTACATGTACATGTAGGATTGCCTTCTTCATTTAATCCAAAGTGAATAAAACCTGCACTAATTGGATTCATGTGTTTAAAATCACTGTGTAACATGATTTCACCAAAAACAATAATTTCTTTGTCTTTAGTCTTAATGTACTTTGCTTTTGCCATTTGTTTGTTTTTAAAATTAGAAGTCAGGACAGGATTCGAACCTGTACGCACACATTAAGGTGGTGCTTTGATATGTTTTCTAGTGTCCACTACATGTTCCCTTAACTTTGTAGCAACTGCTGTCATCTCACATAGCGTCTAACCAATTCCGCCACCTGACTTTTTGTATTAAATCATTTCTGCTTTTTTCATTTCATCAATCTCAACCTGTGTAAGTTGTTTGACTAACTCTGTAGGTGCGTAGTAAGGCAATGCCTTAGTTCCTTGAGGCTCTACAATGATAGTACCCTCCACAGTATTAGTCTCCTGGTATTCGCTTACTTCAGCAAGTACCCAAACTAATGTTCCTTGTTTCATTTGAATTAGATTTAAAAATTTCACCACTTAAGCGCAGGTGAATACTCGCTTGTAGTCAGGCAAGGACTTGAACCTTATCCGCTTTATCAGTGCGGTGCTTCCATTCAGCTACCTGACTGTGTTGCTTGTCTTTCCAAGCTGTCACGATTTTGCTAGTGTCAGACAATTGTTTTGCCTCTCATTACCTCACTAGTTTTGGGGAGCGTCTACCTGATTACCCGCATCCATTCCGCCTTGCAGGGGAAAATTTCTTTGTCTCATTTCTTCTTCTAAAGACTGATCTGGACTATAGACTTTGTCACAATTTGCACAAATCATAGCTTCTCCATCTTCAGTCCATTTGTTGACAAATTCACCTTTTTTTATATAAGGTGAGCATGATTTACAATTACATGCGTTTGCTGTGCCACAATGTGGACAATAAAATGCTCCCATCATATCCATCCTGGTTTTAAATCTTTTACAGCTGTCATTTGACCAGTGTAGTCTTTGTAATTTTCCCAATCATTGTTACAATGAAAAACAACAAATGCATGCCTACCTTCTGGAGAAAAAACTTTTATAATCCCATGTTCTTTAGTTCTACCTTTCAAGTATGTAACTTTTGAACCTTCACTTAATACATCCATACGCTAGTTATTAGAAGATATATCTGATTTTATTCCAAGGTATAATCTCATCATGTAACTCTTTGAACTGATCAATGTACTGAGACTTTAGTTGATGTTTATAACGAATGTTCAACCCTCCATACTGTGATGTTTTATCTTCCTGAACATCAGGATTCCATAATAATTCTTCACCTGGTAAGTTATTTGCAAGATTATATTCATGTTTATCATGATTATGAGTCAAGAATATAACTTCAGCTTTAACTTGGTCTTTATACTTTCTATCTACAAGAGCATCTACACCTTCAAAAAGCATTCTATATTGCTCTAACCAATCATCTGTTACAATAACAGGTGAAAAGTTAATATGAACATCATATCCAGCTTCAATGAATTCATTAATAGCTTTGATTCTATCAATAATCTTAGTGGTATTTGGTTCTAAAAGATCCGCATACTTCTGAGGGATCAATGAAAATCTTATACGTATCTTTTTTTCTGGATTGTACGTAAGAAGTTCATTGTTTACATATTTTGTTGCAAATGAACCCATTGCAATTTCACTTTGCTTAAAAAAGTCAAAAATGTATTGCCATTT